ACATCTGCAAGGGGCTTACCGTTCCGCCTAACTCATCTGTTGAGTTAATTCAAGGCGGCGCAAAGATTGTTCTTCAAAGTGGGGATATTCTTCACGCTAAGTCGAACACAGGCTCCGCGCTAGATATATGGGTTTCATACGTAGATAGCATTTCTACATAAGGGGACGACATGGCTGAAGTAGTCAACGGAAATACTTACATCGGGCAAGAGCCTGCCAAAGATGGGTTCTATATTCATCAGGCTACTATTGATGGTGACTACACCATTGAATCAGCCGTGCTTGCAGGGCCAGTTACTCTGACGGGAACGGTTACAGTAACTGGTACATTGGTGATCGTATGAGTACATTAAACGTAAACAACATTGCGCCAGAAAGCGGAACCACCATCACTATTGGCGGCTCTGGCGATACCGTAACACTAGGATCAGGAGCATCCTCATCAGGTTTTGGTGCAGCGGTTGCAGGTATTGCAGGCGTATCAACTTTTACCTCATCTGGCACTTGGACAAAAGCCACTCGTGAAGCGGCGCTTGGCGTGACGATCAAGCGTGTGATTGTTTATGTTACTGGTGGAGGGGGTTCAGCAAGCGCATCGCAAGGAGGGAATTATTCTGCAGGTGGTGCAGGCACAGCCATAAAACTTATCGATGTTTCATCTATTTCATCTGCAACAGTTACTGTCGGATCAGGTGGGGCTGGAGTTCATTATAGCCCAGCCCAAAGCGGAAATAATGGTGGCGATAGTATTTGGTCTGATGGAACAAACACGGTAACTGGGGGCGGCGGCGGTAGGGGAATTTATGGAGGTGGAGAAAATACTGGTCTTGGTGGAACCGCTACAGGCGGCGATATAAACATTAATGGTGGCAATGCTCCGGCTTCGCAATATGCGCAAGCGGGGGGTTCTTATTGGGGTTCTGGTGGCGTTAGACGGGATATCACACAATCATTTTCTACCAGAGGTGCTTATGGTTCTGGAGGAACTTCTGTATACGATGCTCAATCAATAGACGCTCCAGATGGCATTGTAGTAGTTTGGGAGGTAGCGGGATGAGCCACAAATACGCAATCGTAAAAGACGGCATCGTGCAGAACCTCATCCAATGGGACGGCGATGAATACCACGCAGACGGCGAACTGATAGAAGCCACTCACGACGCTTGGATTGGCGGCGGGTACACCGACGGCGCATTTGTGCCTCGCCCTATTGAGCCTGCGCCAGAACCAACCGCAGAGCAAATGCAAGCGGAAGCGGACAAGGCATCTGCTCGATCAAAACTAGAGGCTTTGGGATTGACCGAGGCAGAAATTAACGCATTGATTGGATCGGTCTAATGGCGAGCGAAGTCAAAACGAACAAAGTAAGCCCCGCCTCTGGGACAACTGTAACTCTAGGAAATAGCGGAAATACTATTTCTGTTGCTTCTGGTGCAACATTTAAATTAAATAAATATTCGGAAACTGTAAACTCTATTGGTTCTACCGGGGGTGGAACACAAGATATTGATTTAAACAGTGGAAGCGTTGTAACCGCAACCGTTGATACTTCTGCAAATACATTTACTTTTTCAAACGCAATTGCCAGTGGTGATTGTAGTTCGTTTACTTTAATTCTTACTAATGGTGGATCGCAAACCGTTAACTGGCCTGCATCTGTAAATTGGGCTGGGGGTACAGCGCCTACGTTAACCACCTCTGGTGTTGATGTTTTAACTTTTACTACGGTTGATGGCGGAACTACTTGGTATGGATTTGCCGCCGGTCTAGATATGCAATAATGGCATTAGGAGCAAATAAGGTAGGTTTGTACGGAGCATCCGGTGCTGGTTTACCAATAATTACAGATGGTTTGTCTTTGCATCTTGATGCAAAAGAATACTCTGGGAGCGGAACTACTTGGTATGATTTGAGTGGTAATGGCCATAATGCAACTCTTGTTGGTTCAATATCTTATAGTTCTTCTAATGATGGAGTTTTAGTAATACCCGGAACTACTAATTCTTATATTAATATAACTTCATTAAATTTATCTACATCTAATTATACTGTAATGGGTGCTTCTCGTTATGTAACCATTGGCGGTAGAGTTTTTTCTGGTAATAGTAATAATTGGCTAATGGGTCATTGGAGTTCTTCTACAGTAAAATACTATGCTAATGGGTGGGTTACTGATAGTGGTAGTTCAGAAGAATCAGATACTAACTGGAGAATTTATGCGGCAACTGGGAATTATTCTGGAGATAGTTGGGCATTTTATGTAAATGGTCAACTAGAAACCGGCCCAAATTCTAATGGCGCTAATGGCCCAAATGGTTTTAGTATTGGAAGATACGCGGCAAGCAATAATGAGTATTCAAACTCACATGTGGGTTTTCTTTTATGTTATGATCGTGTTCTTACAGCATCAGAAATAGAACAAAACTACAATGCGTTTAAAGACAGGTATGGATTATGAGTCACGTTAAAACAGACAAACTCTCAGCACGCACTCCTTCTGGAACGATTACTTTAGGTGAGTCAGGTGAAACGCTTACCATTCCTAGTGGCGTTGTGCTGACTAATAATGGTACGGCTAGTGGGTTTGGTGGAAATAATACTCCTGCTTTTCATGTTTATCGGTCATCAACTCAAACACTCACAGATGGTGCGAATTCAAAAATATTATTTAATGCAGAAGAATTTGATACAGATAATGCTTACGACTCAACAACAAATTATAGATTTACTGTACCTTCTGGAAAAGCAGGAAAATATTTTATTGGGGCTGAAATGACACATGAAAGTGGAAGTGCCTATATCACTGATTTAAAAATTTACAAAAACGGATCATTTGCTCATGGGCAAGGAAACTATTTTTCAACCTATAGAGTAGAAAGAAGAGACGTTTCTATATCACGTGTATTAGATTTATCAGAATCAGATTATATTGAAATATATGTGTTTGCAACTAGTTCAAGTACGCCTCAAATGAAAGTTGATTCTAGTAAAACAGTTTCATTTTTTGGTTTTAGATTGGCAGATTAATAATGATTACAGGACGCGGGTTACAAAAATTAGGTTTTGTTGCAGAAGTTGATTTTAGCCTACAAGACGATGGTCAAGGCGTTTACATCCGAGAATGGATGAGTGCATCACCGCAGCCAACCGAAGCAGAAATCGAAACCGCTAATACAGAATGGGAAGCAGAAAACAACGCTACTCAATACCAACGAGATCGAGCCGCTGAATATCCAAGCATAGAAGCACTCGTCGTAGCCCTTTGGGAAGGCGTGGTAGAAGAGCGTATGGCGGCAGTTACAAAATTAGAAACACTGCGACAAGCAGTTAAAGCAAAATATCCAAAGGGTTAAACTATGGCACTAGAAAGCGGAACATATGTAAAAGATTTAGTTAGCACCAACCCGCCGGGTACGGATGCTATCTCACAAGGCGATGACCACATTCGCCTGATTAAATCTGTACTAAAGAATTCATTTCCCTCAAACAGTAATGCTCCTATTGTGCCTGATATTTCTGGCAACGGAGACAAATACCTACAGGTAAACTCTGGCGCTAGTGCTACCCAATGGGTTACGCTTGATGTTGATGCGTTGACTCGTCGTAAAGGTGAAGTTCATAGACCTAAATTTTCATATGCCGGAACAGATTCGATTACCATTACCCCCGGTATTTACGACATGGCTAACAAAGGCAAGAACGTGTCATGGGATTCTACTCTTACTGTAACTGGATTAAGCGGAACAGATGAATGGGTATACATTTATCTTGATGATTCTGGTATTAGCGGAACTACTGTAACTGCTTCTGAAGTTATTGGTAGCACAACCGCACCAAGTTGGGCTGACGCAAAACACGGTTGGTACAATGGAGATGACCGTTGTATTTTTGCTGTATATTTTAGCGGATCAAATCTAGAAAGATTTTTTAATAATGACAATTTAGTTCAGTATTATGCAACTACTGTTTCTGGTAGTAATTACAATCCTAATTCAACTTGGACTGCGAGAACATTAAAAGCGCCTTCTTTTTCTAATTCTTCTCAGGTAACATTTCATGCTAGAAACAGTGTAGGTGAAACTGCTGGAACCGCTTGGTATGCAAGAACTTATACTGGACTTGGTGGAGGTGCTTCAGACGGTCATTTTGTTTGCCACTCAGAAACAAGTAATGAGCCTGTAGATTCTGACCATGATAGTAATACTTTGCAACTTGAAACAGATGATAACCAAAGAATAGAAATTTACGCCAATGCCACCAATCAAGGCCAGTATTTACAAGTTTACAGTGCAGGATATTATCTGCCGCATGGAATGTAAATGCCGCTAGTACCATTTGAAAACGTAGGCTCTGTTGGAATTATCCAAGACACGCCTCCGTATAACCTACCACAAGGCGCATGGTCTGACGGCAACAACGTAAGATTCCTTGATAACGGCGTAAAGAAAGTCGCTGGTTACAAGGAGGTTATGGCTACCTGCCCGTTTGCCCCGTACTACATTACGCCATACCTTGCGGCTGATGGCACGTATTATTGGGTAGCATTTGGTCTTACTGATATTGCAGTATGGAATGGAACGGTATGGACGGATGTAACACGACAAAATACCCTTACTTTAAATGGAAACGCTAGCAAAAACTCTTCCAGTATTACAGTAGATACTGGAACAGTATTAGATTCTTTGGCTTCTAGCGGAACATTGTTTGTTGGTACTGATAGAACAGAAGATCAAGATGAAACGTCTGGTAATAAGTTTGAAGAACTAACCTACTCATCTGTTAATACTTCAACTGGTGTAATTACTTTATCATCTAATAGTCTATATCACCATACTGACAATGCTATTGTTACCCCAAGTCAAACAACAACTACATCTGATTGGGATTATCAATCAAACGATCAAAGCAGAAAGTGGTCTTCTACTAATTTAAATGGGTTGTTAGTCGCTACAAATAGTGTTGATCCTCCACAAATGTGGCCTCTTAATGCGGGTATTCCTAATGTTACAAATCCTTTTATGGAATTGCGTAACTGGACAGCGCCGGGACATTCTTGCAAATCAATAAGATCGTTTAGAACTTTTCTTATTGGCCTTAATTGGAGTAGAACTAACGAAGAACCTCGTTTAGTTAAGTGGTCTACTGAAGCGTCGTTTGGTAATCCGCCTTCAACATGGTCTGAATCTGATGCTACTCTTGATGCTGGTGAATATGAATTGTCAGACACAGAAGGTACCATTGTGGATGGACTGCCTCTTGGCGACTCGTTTATAATTTATAAAAACGATTCTATTTATGTAATGAACTATGTGGGAACTCCCTACATATTTTCATTTAAATTGCTGTCACCTACCATTGGCGCACTGTCTAAAAATTCTATTGCAGAGTTTGAGGGCGGGCATTTTTTTATTGGCAACTCTGATTGTTATGTTTGTAACGGACAAACAGTAACAGCGCTTCTTCCAAATAAAATGCGACGGGCCATGTTTGATAACTTAGATGGTGATACTTACGAAAGATGCTATGTTGTAGCAGATTACGTTAGAAATGAAATGCTTGCTTGTTTTCCCAGTTCTGACTCAACAACAGTTGATAGAGCATTAATATGGAACTGGAAAGACAACACATTTTCATTTAGAGATATGCCAGATGCGGCTCATGCTAATCACGGAATTATTGATATTACCGCTGGTGCAACATGGAATGCTAGTTCTGATTACTGGAACACAGGGTCAGGCGCTTGGGGCGAAAGAAACTACGACAGCGTAAAAGAAAATTTAGTATTTTGTGACATTACAAATACTAAGGTTTACCGAGATAATTTTGGCAATAAAAAAGATACTGCTAATATGACATCGTATGTTGAGCGTACTGGGCTTGATCTAAACAATCCGCAGTCAGTTAAGTTTGTATCTGCCGTGTATCCACAGATTGATGTAAGCGGTGACAATACGGTTAACGTATATGTAGGTAGACAGATGGCTCCAGAGGATGCCGTGACTTGGGAAGGGCCAATACTATTTAATCCTAACACGCAGTCTAAAGTATCATGCCGTGTCAGCGGTAAATACTTTGGTATCAAGGTAGAGTCAACCAGCGACATTGACTGGAAGTTGCATGGCGTGGCATTTGAGGTACAGGAACGTGGTATACGAGGCATAAGATCGTATGGCTAATGCGCCGTCAAAGGTAGTAAAGTCTGTAAACCGTTGGACTCCTAACCCTGCTCCGTCTAGCAATGAGAAACTATCAGACTATTTGTTCCACGAACTTAACAGGCTGTCAGATGTTATTTTTAACATCGACGTTATGCGTCTTGAAAAGACTCATCGTGATCCATCTGATAATAATGGCAAACCTAGAGATGGAGATATTCGTTATTCTGATGGGTCAGATTGGAACGCCGGTCAAGGCAAAAACCTATACTATTTTGATGGGACTAACTGGATAGCCTTTGCAGGAGGAAGTGGGTCAGGCTCTTACGCAGAGTTTTTTGACACTTCACAACAAACGGTTGCTTCAATTAATACCGCTTATCCTATAACTTGGAATGGTACAGACGTTACTGACGGCGTTTCTTTGAATGTTTCTGATACGTCTAAAATGGAGTTTACTTACAGCGGCGTTTACCATATAGATATGTCTGCCACAATTCATTCTACTAGTGCTAGTTCAAAAGATGTGTGGATATGGCCTA